ACTGTCTGTGTTGATTCTGCTGTTGGGATTGAATTAATATATCCATTTATGTCATTACTTTCAATATTATGACCTGAGACACTTACTGAATATCCTGTGCGGTATTGATAGCTTGTAATATTTTCTGTTACAACACTTTGGGAAGTTGAATTTGTACTTGATGAACCAGTTCTGAATGTAGGTATAACTGGATTTGCAAGTGATTTCAAAGGGAATATTAATAAAAATAGCAGCCAAAATTTAATCAATTGTTATTTGCACAGTGGTTGATCCTATACAACTAGAACCTGATCCAAATGCACCACTGCAAGTATGCACCCCGCTACTCAGACTCGTCATCGCACCAGACCCAAGAGTACCCCCACTTCCAATTGTGGTTTGTCCACCAAGATGAGGTAATGCTGCTATTCCGCTAGACGGAGTGATTGCAGTAGGTTGAGAATCGCCAATATTTATAGCTTCCGTCAAACTGAAGGCTGACCCGCTAGTGGTTACACTCTTATCGGTCTGTATTAAAGCTGGTACACCCGAAGTCAAGCTACCTAAATTTAAACCTCCAATTTGACCAGCAGTTGTAGATCCTCCGCTAGTTACAGATGGAGTAATGTTATTACCTGATATTGAATATGTAGTACCTAATTTATTTGTGACAGAGTACGGCATATCTACAGTAATTTGTGCAGATGTTGTAAATTTCTGCGTTATATCAGCAAAAGTGGCTGAAGGGAGCATAAAACAGGCAATAAGTAGCAGTTTTTTCATTTAATACCCACATTATTGTTCTTATTATCCACTATAACGTCTTTTTGTTTGTTATTTCTATTACCTTTGATGGATAAACCGAGGCTCGCGGTCGATGCGCTGAAAATACTTGCAATAAATGTCGGGTCAAAATCTACAATCTTTTTGCCATCTGCTGGTTCATAATATGAAAGGCTTAAGAGAGTTGCCGACCAAATCAGAATACAGATTTTTACGATGGTTTCTACTTTGCTTGGTTCTTGATCTTCCATAAAAGGTAACTACCTAAATGTGTGAGGAGATAGCGTTTTAAAGCTAATATAGGTAGTTAGCCAAAAATAGCAAATATTGGTATGTTTGGAAAGAAACATATTAGAAAAATGACAGCTTTATTAAAACCATTACTTTTAAATTTTGCAAGAAGTGAGAGTCTCAGGAAATTGTGTCTTGAAATTCTACGCTACTGCGTAGATAAAACTGATAATGATATTGATAATTCTTTGGTTGATTTATTGGAAAGTAAATTATTTCCAGTTAAATGAAACAGATAATAAAAGTTTTAAATTCTAAAATGACCCTTGAAGAAGAATTTGAACTTGAAAAACAAATTAAAATTATTGAAGCTGAATCAAGTGTTAAAGAGTTAAAATCTTTTGCAACAGAATTATTAAGAACAGGATGTAAACAAGGGCATTTTATCAGTGCAGCTTTAGAAATAATATGCGATCAGCAAGATGTGATATTTAAATTAGAGAGCAAATTAAAAAAGCAAAAACAGAATTTTTGGAACAAATTTTTTTATGTTTTGTTTGCAAAAAAATAAATTATTTTAAATATTTATTTTCATAAGATTTTATTTCTGCAAATGTGAAATCTTTAACTTTCATTTTTTTAACTTTATCCACCTCAAAGTTATATTTTAAAACTGCAGTTCTAATATGTTCGGTGACCCAGTTACCATCTTTAGATATGACCTGAGCTTTGTTATGTTCATTAATATACACATAATGATCCTGACCACGCAATTGAACGTCTAAAAAATTCTTTTCTAATTTCATTAATCTGGCTTCTTTAAGTTTTTTTAATTTAAATCCAGATGGAGTTTCATCTCGTTTCATTTTCTTTAAAAACTCTAGATAATCTTTGAAGGGAAGTAAGAGATTCTAATTTTCTTTGAACTTGTTTATATTTAGAATCATCTTGCTTTTCATGCAAAATTTGTAGACTTTGTTTTAATTCAATTTCGCTGGTGATTCTTATTGCCTCTGAACATCTTCTTAAAGGATTAAATTTCAGATACGCAGTTTGTTGTGCGATGGCCTTGCCAGCAATAACGCTTATTAATTGATTAAAAGCTTTTAAGTCTGGATTCATAATACAACAAATAAAAATAAAAACAGTTTTAATCGTGAACTGTTAACGATTGCATGATGCCGAATAAAAATGCACCGACACACGTGGAAATGTCCAGAATGAAGGAGCGGATCGTTGAGCGACCGCACGCCACAGTGAGTTGAGGCGAATCAGATAGCAACGTGTTCATCTCTTTGGTTCTTGCACCTACAAGAGATGTTAAAGGCAGTTTTAATCGTTTACTACCAACGAGAGCTAGGGATGGGGCAGAAATGAGGGGCAAAAGATCAATCTGCTTCAAATAAATGAGAGTTGAATGTCACCTTGCAAACCTGTTAAGTTATTAAGGTGTTAAGGACAGTTTTCTTCGTAAACTGACAACGATTGCACTAGGTCAAAGTGCGTGACGGTGAGAAATAAGGAGCAGATGCACGATATAAGACATCGAACTGATTTAAGTCAAAAAGAGTTGAATCATCACCTCGTCAACCTGTAAAGCATCAGAGATGTTAAAGCACTTTTAATCGTGAAGTGTGAACGATTGGTTTGCATCAGATTGAGTTGCACATGGTCGAGATAAAACGTTATGAAGAAAAAGAATCGGCGTTGCTTGGTTTAAATTTTTGAATGAAACACTTTTAATCGTGAAGTGTTAACGATTGAGTGGCGGTGAGCCAAGTAATTGCAATTTAGGCGGCACAACAAGGAATTAAGGCGAATGATGCGGAAGGGAATCGCAATGAAGAAAATCGCTGCGATTGCTGATAACTAATCTTCATCAGGAGGTTTTATTCTTGGAATATCGCCCCCATCTTTTTGTATTCTGACAATTTGTTTCTTTGCTCCATCAATTGCTGAAGCAATGAAAGCATGCCTTCCTTGATTAACGTGCAATTGATCTTTGTCATATTGACTAAGATTTTCCACATCAATTCTATTAAACATCTTTCTTGTGTTCCTCCGATGTTTGGTTAAGCCTTGGTAGGCTTGCCCATTCAAGTAATCAACAGCCTGAGCATCTGTTAATATCACAAGAGAACCTTTATCTTGCCTTATGACAATAGGTTTTCCAATTTCATTTCGATTTGATTCAATCCATTGCTTTACTTGAAGTGATCGAAAACTCATGTCACGACTTTGAGTAATTGAGGAAGAAATAAGTTTTTTATCTGTTAAAAGAAAGTACATCTCTTCTACTTTTTCAGCAGAGATCCTTTCACCTTTCTCAAGCTCTCGCCAAGCAACACCGCAGACTGAAAGTGGCAAGTCATCTGGGTTCATTTTCATTCATCTGTCTCCTTAATTTCAGTAACTTCAAATCTGCCGTACCTAGGACGCCATGTTCCTAAACCTTCAGCTTTGCCAGCCATAATTGCAATTCTTCTTAATTGATCAATTCCCATCAGTTCATCATCAAGCAAGACTTGAAACCTTGCCTTCCATTCTGGCAAATATAATCTGTTGACCCAAACACCTCGACCTGTGAATGCTGCAAGCTGAAGTTTTGGTTCTCTATGATTAATCATTTCAATTGCATCTTTTGGGCCGTCATATTCAAGCTCAGGATTGTTATGGACAATCACAGACCTCAGCACATCCTTCCCAAGTTTCCATTTTGTTGCAGCGTTTCTTAAACACTTCTGAAAATTTGCACTTGGCATATATGGTCTGCTGAACCCTTCAAAGTCAACGGTGTTTTCACCTTCATCAACGTTTACCTTTCCCTCTTTCATCCAATAACCAGATAAAAGCCAATCAAGGACTCTGACAGCTCGATGAACTCCATCAGTTTTTGCTTTACCTTTTTTATCAGTAAAGAATTGTTTGTATTTTGCATAATCTCCTAAAGGGTCAGAATATGCGACGTTTGAACAGAGAAGGCCATTAATACCTTGCACTGTGATCTCTAGATTTCTTTGAGACATGGTTGGTTGTTTGT